AGATTGATTTTTGAAACACTTCAAATTTTTGTGATCTTGATGTCATTATTCGAGCGGAGGAAGGGGCTCAACGCGGTCCCAATCTAAACCGAATGTCACTTGAGTGCCATCGCACCAGTTTTCCGGCTTCTGAAAGAGGAACCAACAGCTAGTTACAGAATCTTTAGTCGAACCCAAGGCCCTGAATTTCGGGCGTGGGCTCAGAACAATCATGTTTGACAGTTTATTTGCTAAAAGAAAATTGCGTCTCCTCGCAACAGGTTCTATAAAAGATAAACGATCTAGAACAGCAATTCCTGAAGTAGCGACCTGCATACCATATTCAAGAATGTATTCAGTGTAATTAGATAAACCCATTGTGCTGGAAATAACCCAGTTATATTTCTTTGATTTTTCTGAAACCCACCAAACAGGATCTGTTAAATTCTCTTCTTTTTCATTGCGGGTTACTGCCAAGTTATGTGAGCGCAATTGATCGCTAAGAACTCCCAACGGATCGTGCGGCACTAAAACGGAACCGGTAATAAATGAATGTTTAATTAAAGAATGTGTTACCCCTTTCGGGATACTGTAAAATTCTGACAAAGTTTTGAGGGGACTGGCTCCGTTAGAGCTTAGCTGTTTTTCGAGTGTCGTTCAGTGTTTAGTGAGTATAGTTAACACATCAATTTCAACCTTGTGGCGGCCATGGAGTGGGAAACCCCCGAGCAACGCTTCACACATCAGAGGGTTATGCTCGAAGCTAAAAAACTCAGCAAAGACGAACTTTTAAATATTTTTGACTCAGTTTATAGGCAACAACAAATGCACAATCGATTGTTTACTTGTTTAGTTAAATGGTGCGTTAGTAATTCTGTAGAACTTCCCGCCTTCGATCAGCTATTAACACCCAAAATAGTTGATCACCCTGCGGAACAGCAGTAAACCCCAAACGTTGTATATAACGAGATAATAGAGCTGAACGACTTGACTCAGGTTGAGTGTAAATATGGTGCTCTTCTGGAATTTCTTTAAGTAATTTTTTAAGTAAAACAAAAGCAGCACGTAAATGCCGAATAGAACCCACAGGTTGTTGGGCAGTAACGCGTCTAGATCTTTTATTCTTTCGTCCAAAGTACCAATCATTTGTTGCTCTTTTAGATTTATTTACAATAATTCCTAGGTTCCACACGTCGGAAGCAATCTGCTCTAAGTACAACGTAGACCAGATACCGTCAATCTTGGTTCGAGCCGTTTTAAATTTCATAATTTACAAGAAAAAAAAAGGCGGCTCAATAGCCGCCCCAGTGCTCCATTCCCCGTCTCCCTTTAGGAGATACCGAAAGTCTACTCTAGAAATCTAAGCCTAATGACTTTGCTTGATCTTCCGTAAGCTCAACAGCTTTTTTAGGTTTTGGAGTAGAAGCTGTAGTCGGCTCATCAGCATCATCCACCACAACAGGCTTAAGAGCCTTAGCAGGAGCTGAACTCTGACCAAAAGTCCGCTCTTGCGATGGTGGTCGGGATGCAGCAAACTGCGCTTTAATCTCCGTGTGGTCCGAGCCAAGTGAAAGCTCAACCAAATCCGATCCAGGAATGTGAGATTTGAGGGCGGCAGCAATGAGTCCCGGTCCTTGGTTCGAAATCCACTCATCGATGTCACTGATTAATTTGGTTTCTTCGTCTGTAGCAACAGGACGATCGGAAAATTCGAGAGCATTAAAGTTAATCTTTGCTCCGTCAGCACCGGTTACAGGATCGCGTTCATTGAAGCTCCGAGTTGCAAACTTAGTAGCTGTAACAACTGAAGCACAGTTAATCCTATTGTTGTAAAGAGTTTGAAAGTAACTAATAAAGTTTTTCTGGGAGGATTTACCAGAAATCATAGAAGTTGTCACACATCGGGGAGGAAGCAACCTGTGGTTAGGACTGACACCGATGTAAGCAATGCGGAGAAATTCTTCTTGATTCCGCATTCCAAGGTTGCCAAAATATGGACTAAAACCTAGGAGCACAAATTCAATAGGGATACCGTTATCATTGCGGTCTACAATCGCGCTGTCAGAATCAACATCGGATTTCCAACGACGAGCTTGTAGATCAATTCTTAAAGTATGCGGAGGAACATTACAAAGAATTTCGGCTTCAGAAAATTGGCCAGCGATGAACACCATAGTTAGTACCTAAATCAGAGAGAGAAATCAATAGAACCGAGAGCAGCTGCAGCAACTTTACCTTTTTCAGGATCAGCGGCTTTTTTAGGTGCAGTTTTGTTGGATTTGGGCAAGTACAGAATCTTGTCCACGTTGTAGTTTAAATAGAATTTGTCATCTTTTTCACTTGTTGAAACTTTTCCAACAGCAATGGTTGGAGTCCCCGGCGCAAGGTCTGACAGTTGTTTCGAGAGTTCACCCCATGCTGTCAGTTTAAACCATGCAGTTTCTGAGCTTTCTGTCTGCCACGCAAGTGAGCGATTTGTCACCGTGGTATCACTTAGCTCAACTTCCTCAGATTTAGGTCCAAGTCCTCCTGTAGCCATAAACACATTAATGGCCAGTAAGTCACTGAAGTTATCTGAAGTAACAACCAGAATAGGTTGCATCTGCAAGACACCATCAGGTGTTGGTCGGGTTGGTCCGAGTGCTAAAACAGTTTGTTCAAGCTTTAAATCTTTTATAAGGCCACCAACGTAGTGTCCTTTTTGTTGTAGCAGTTGCACTTTCGTTGCAACACGTTTGTCACTAGACGGAAGGGATTCCGTTAGCACATTTAAAACCCCTTGATCGTCCTCTTGTGCCTCAGCTGTTACTCGTAAACCCAGAAGAAAAACGTTCATTTTTTAGTTTCCTGTAAATCGTTGAACGGTGTACGTTAAGTGCGTCGGCTATCTGGTTTATGCCAGTGCCTTGGCTTCGGTAGGCTAGTAGCAATTTGGTGTCACCGCAAGAGAGTTTTGAGTTTTTTCCGGGTAAATACGCAAAGTGATACGGGTTTATGCAGTCTGTACAATTGCAAGTAAGTTTTACGTTTGAGTCATTCGGAATATCCAAATAGCGAAGAATTATATTTTTTAAGAATAATCGTTTGCCAAATATATAAACACAAGGAGCTTTGTTACTAAATTTGCCTTTCCATTCTGTGCATGTGTTATAGGTAAATAAATTAAAAGCTAATTTTTCAAATAGCTTTGAAAGTGGAGATACTCTTTGTCTTTCGTAACCAAGTTCATAGATAGAAGCATTTATGCTTCTAGAAATATCTGCAGCTTGAGCCTGCGCGTGGTTACTATCGTAAGCTTTTATTGAAATTTTTAAGTGTTTTGATTCATTTTTTAAAATTAATCTATAAGAATCGGTGCACGTTGACGCAGGTAAAGTCATAGGCTCCTTTGGGAGCACTCCATTAGAAGGAAGCTAAACAGTCTACTTTACCTAGCTACTAGATTATTTAACCTTCCATATTCTGGTGAAGCTTGGAAACTCTTAGTCAGACTTGACCATTCATCAGAAGTTAAACCTTTATCCGCAAATTCAGGAGTGTTCAACCAATATTGAGCTTCTTCTTTTGAAGGCGTACGACCTAAATTTGTCTGATATAAATTATTTACTGCGTCTTCTGACGTTTGAGGGTTGGAATTTGTTGGTGTGAAGTTCCGAAGGGAGCGTTCTGTGACGTATTCTGGCTGTGACACGGCAGGTGGTTGAACAGGAGATGTAGCCTGTGGCGCTGGCGAAGTATATGACTGAGAAGGAGCAGCAGCCTGAGCAGCTGGTTTATCTATATACGTATCTAAACTTTTATATTCTGGCGATGCTTTAAAATTCGAATTTAAACTTGACCATTCTTCTTGAGTTAAACTTTTATCAGCAAATCCAGGATCTTTCAACCAGAATTGAGCTTCCATTAAGGAAGGAGTACGGCCCAGATTTGTTTCGTATAAGTAATTAACTGCCTCTTCAGGGGTTTTTGGGCTCGGATTACTTGGATCAAATTTTAACGTCGAACGTTTTAATACTTGTTCCGGTTTAGTTACCGTAGGTGCAACAACAGGTTTTTGAGTTTCAGGTTTAAGTTTATCAAAAAGATTTGTAAAATCAGTAAGGTTAAAATTATAAGCAGGAGCAGATGTAGATGTAGGAGTAGGAGTAGAAGTAGGAGTAGTAGGAGCAGGTGCAGAAGTAGTTTGTTCGTTTGCAGACTTTGTTCCTAAACGACCTCCTCGTGCTCCTTTATTAATCCCAGCAGATAATTTTAACTCTGGAAAATATCCGGCCAGCACAGATTCTGATTCTTCTTGAGTGTTTTCCTGTGGAGTAAAACCGAAGAAATTACCCGCAAACCGACGACCTGATGCCATTTTTAAAAATAGATCCGTGTGTTTAGTTTAGCAAGATTACCTGTTTTTTATGCCCCAGGCATTTGTCACTTCCTCTAATAACCTCGGGCACCAATTGTGGCAAGATTTTGTTTAATTTCATCGAGAGATTGTCCTGTACCTTGCCAGTTAGAAATTTCTATAGCATTAGGTTGCCTACCTAAGGACGTTTGGTAAGCGTTTTTAATTTGCTCCGTGGCAGATGTAGAGTATACGCTGCCGGCTAAACCCTCTTCAATTTTAGGTAAAGCTAAGCCCGTACTTTTCCAATTCTGAACTTCTTGTTCGACTGGTGCCCTCCCTATATATGTTTGGTAATAACCTTTTATAGAGTCTCCTAAGGTGTCAGTCGGCGCAGGTTTAGCCACAGATGTGGGCTTAGGGGCTTCAGTAGGTTGTTTCGGTGCAAGCGAAGCTAATATTGCAGATAACTGAGATGAATAGTCAGGTCCAGCAGGACCAGAAGTAGGAGTAGGTGTAGGAGTAGGAGTAGGAGTAGGAGTAGGAGTAGGAGTAGATGTAGTTTGTTGATCTTCAGATCTAGATCCTAAACGACCTCCTCGTGCTCCTTTATTAATCCCAGCAGATAATTTTAACTCTGGAAAATA